TGGGATGCTTGCAGAGCTGATGAGCTTATATCTGGTCTTGACTACGCTGTTTTTGACTACGCTGTTAATTCCGGGGTCGGGCGTGCTATTAAGGCTTTGCAGAACTGCGTTGGGGTTGCTCCTGATGGCGGTTTTGGTACAGCTACTATGGCTGCCGTAAGCCAGTTTAAGGGGGACGCAGCTAAGGTTTTACTTGAAGAGTACTGCGATAATCGGTTACAATTCCTAAAGTCCCTGAAGACTTTCCCTGTATTTGGTAAAGGGTGGGAAAAGCGGGTGAACGAAGTTAAAGCTATGTCACTTAAGATGCTAGGGTAAACCCGTATGCCGTTACAAAAATTACAATTTAGGCCAGGTTTAAACCGTGAAGGTACCGATTATAGTAACGAAGGCGGTTGGTATGATGGTGAAAAGATTCGTTTTCGTTCGGGATTTCCTGAAAAAATTGGTGGTTGGGCTCGAGCAGCTAATAATACATTCCTAGGTGTATGCCGCGACCTTTGGAACTGGGTTGACTTAGCCGGTAATAACTATGTTGGTGTCGGTACTAACGTAAAGTACTATATTGAAGCGGGGGGTAGCTTTAATGACGTTACGCCGTTTATTGTAACGCACACCTTAACAAATCCTATCTCTATTGTTAATGGTTCCCCAACAATAACTATTACAGACGTAAGCTACCAGCCTAACGTAGGCGATTATATAGTTATTAGCGGTGCAAACTCAGTAGGCAATATTACCGCCACAACCCTTGACCAAGAGTGGGTGGTTACTGCTATTACTTCTGTTTCAACTTTTACAATTACCGCCCCATATAACGCTACTTCTACTACTAGCGGTGGCGGTTCTGCGGTTGTTGTAAGTTATGAACTCCCAGGCGGTAACAATACATATACAACGGGTAATGGTTGGGGGGCCGGTACTTGGTCTCTTACTATTACTCAAACTTTAACAAACCCATTTTCTACAACTAGTGGTAGCGGCACTGTAACTGTTACTCAACCCTCGCATGGGTATTTAACTACGGCTGGTGCTTTTGTTATTGGCCAACAGTATAAGATTGTATCTGTCGGCACTACCGACTTTACCCTTATTGGGGCTTCGGCTAATACTGTTGGTCTTTTGTTCACGGCTGTTAAAATCGGTACTGGTACAGGTACTGCATCTATTGCTTGGGTTGCATTTAGGGATGTTACTGTTACAGTTGGGGGTATACCAATTGTTTTAATGAATACAACATTTCAAATTACGTACGTTGACGCAAATACTTACACAATTAAAACAAATGGCAATACAGGTTCTTTTTTAGCCACATCTACAACTTCAGGTGTCGGCGGTGCTGTTACTTTATACCCGCAGTATGGTTCTCGTGGTTGGGGGCAAGCTGCTGCTGTTTCAAACGTTGGGCAACAGTTACGTCTTTGGTCTAGTGATAACTTTGGCCAAGATTTAATACTTGCCCCTCGTGGGGGTAACTTGTTCTACTGGCAAGACTCTACAGGTGTCGGTACTAGGGCGGTGCTGTTAAGCTCTTTAGCGTCTGGTTCAACAGTGCCGGGCACATCATATACATATCAGCAGTTTGTCCCACTAAAAACAAATCAGATTGTATCTTCAGCTATTCAACGGTTTGTTATTGCTATGGGGGCTAACTCTTATAACCCAACCAATATAAATACAGCATTTAACCCTATGCTGGTACGTTGGTCTGACCAGCAAAATGCGTTTAACTGGGTCCCTGTGGTTACAAATCAATCTGGCGAATTCCCACTTACTAACGGCTCTTACATTGTTGGTGCCCGTGCAACCCGCCAAGAGATTTTGATTTGGACTGATTCAGCGCTTTACTCTATGCAATATATTGGGCCCCCATACGTATGGAGCTTCCAGATTATGATGGACAATATTTCCGTCATTTCACCAAATGCTATGGTTACCGTTAATAACGTTACCTACTGGATGGGGGCCGAGAAGTTTTACATGTACTCTGGTCGTGTTGAAACGCTACCGTGTTCTTTGCGCCAGTATATTTTTGATGACATCAACCCATCCCAGACTTTCCAAATATTCTCTGGGGCTAATGAAGGTTACAATGAAGTCTGGTGGTATTACGTAAGTAATAATAGTGTTGATGGACTTCCTGACAAATATGTAATCTATAACTACCTCGACCGGGTTTGGTACTACGGCACTATGGCTCGTTCTGCTTGGCTTGGATCCGGCATTCAAAGCTACCCGCTAGCAACTAACTACCTTAACAGTGCTGTATTTACTGGTTATATTTCTGGTTATACTTTAACGGTAACTAACGTTACTTCTGGTGTTATATCACTTGATACAAAGATTTCTGGTTCTGGAATAGCCTCTAATACTATTATTAATACCTACGGCACGGGGTCTGGTGGGGCTGGAACTTATACATTAAGCATTGGCCAGACAGTGGGCTCTTCTACTTCCCCAGTAACTATGACTACAGCAGGTGGCTTTGGGTATTTGTTAAACCATGAAAATGGCGTAGATGACAATGCTGGCCTTACAACAAGACCTATCGACTCTTATGTACAGTCCTCCGATTTTGATATTGGGGATGGGCATAACTTTGGATTTGTATGGCGAATCTTACCTGATGTAAACTTTAATGGTTCAACATGTAACAACCCGGCTGTAACGATGACTGTAAAGCCAAGAGAAAATTCAGGTACTCCATATGGCGCAGCTGACAACCCAACTGTTACTAGCACGCAGAACTATACAAATACGCGCGTCTATAATGTACAGCAGTTTGATGGCCAGGTATACACCCGGTTACGGGGTCGTCAGATGAGCTTTAGAATTGAGTCTGCAGGCCAGGTCGGTGTCACATGGCAGTTAGGTAGCCCACGTATTGATATTCGCCCTGATGGTAGGAGATAATAATGGCAAGTACTAATGCTAATATCGTACCTTCTAAAGCGCCGAACTTACCTATTGCGCCGGTAGATTACGCACAAACATACCAAGACCAGCTTAATAACGCTTTTCGTTTGTACTTTACACAGCTAGATAATGTAACCCAATATACGGCAGCTCAGACTATTATTTATACAGTAGCTGCACTTCCTGCTGTTGGTGTCATGGGTCGTAGGGCATTTGTCTCAGATGCCGCAAGTACTACTTTTGGCGCTACAGCTGTTGGCGGTGGGTCTAACCCATCGCCTGTTTTTGATAATGGAACCGCTTGGATTATAGGATAACCGTGGTAAAATCGGTAAAAAGTAAAGGATAGATTATGGCTGGCGGCGGAAGTTCTGGTGGTTTTGAAAGTTATTTACCAATAGCTGCGGCGTTGGCTGCAACTGTTATGACTGACGGCGCAGCGTCGCCTTGGCTTGTAGAAACTATGGGCTCGGAAGCGGCTGCTGGAGCCGTTATGGGAGCTGGCGCTGGTGCATTAACTGGCGGCGGTGTTGCTGCTCTTACTGGCCAGAATGTAGCTCAAAATGCGTTAATGGGCGGTGTTGCTGGCGGAACGCTCGGTTATGGTATGGCCCCAGGAGATGTTATTCCTGGTATTTCTGGTGACGCTGGTGTGGCAGGGTTGGCAAACGCTAATGGCGCAACAGCTTACGGTATTGGTGCCGACCCAATTAGTAATATGTATGGCGCTGGCGCACTTAGTGGCGGTGCCGGAAATGCTGCTGTAACGGCCGGCGGTGCTGGTACTGGCATTCTAGGTACGGGTATTACAGGCACACAAGCAGCTATGGGTCTAGGTGGTCTGGGCTTAATAAGTGCTATGAATGCTGATAAAGCCAAATACGGAGTACCAGCGAACTCTTCCGTTAACTGGAATGGCGGTTCATTAGCTAATTTTAAGTATGACCCACAGCACTACAACCCAGACGTAGTACAGCCACCTAATCCACATTACCAAGCGCAGTATCAGAACTATAGACAAAATCCTTATCAAGGACCCGCAGCTCCTCAAGCTCCAGTTATGGCAGCCGAAGGTGGTTTAATGCAGGGTGGGCCAGCTAATATAGATTTTATGGGCGGCGATATGTACCCCCAAAGTCAAATTCAAAATCCCCAATACTCCCAATCTTCTCAAATGCCAACTAGCGCCCAGCAAGTTGCGGCTAGCTACGAACCACAAACAAACCCATTAACTGGGGAACCAACCGTTAATATGAGTGGGGGCGGTCAACCCAAAGCTAGTAACATGGCGGCTATTGATGATTACGTGGCTCAATATCAGGCTGACCCTACTGGGGCTGCGGCTGTATTGGCAAAAGCTAGATCAGGTGACTATAACGCTATGCTCGCCATGAACAAAATTAAAAATACCCCTAACGCAAACTATGCTGGTGGGGGTATTGCTAATTTAGGTGGCTACTCTGATGGGGGTCGTATGCTTAAGGGTCCTGGTGATGGTATGAGCGACTCTATTCCTGCCAGTATTCAAGGCAAACAACCAGCGCGGTTAGCTGATAACGAGTTTGTGGTTCCAGCCGATGTGGTATCACATTTAGGCAATGGGTCTTCGGATGCTGGCGCTAAGAAGTTGTATGCAATGATGAGCAAAGTAAGACAAGCAAGAACTGGTAAAGCTAAGCAAGCTCCCACAATTACAGCCGATAAATACATGCCAGCATGAGCCTATTAATTAGCCATGTTCCTATCCAATATGTTAATCAAGCTTGGTCTTTGGTTAAAGACTATATTGCAGATGCTGTCCAGTATGGTGGTGACGATTATACGGTGGAGCAAGTCCAAGTTTATTTGGCCACAGGACAGTGGCTCTTGGTTGTGGCAGCAGATGAATCCGGGGCAGTTAAAGGAGCGGCGACTATTAACTTTTGTAATTATCCTAATGATCGGGTGGCTTTTGTTACATTTATTGGCGGGCGTTTAATATCTAATCAAGATACATTTAAGCAATTTAAAGATTTGCTAAAGGCTAACGGAGCGACTAAAATACAAGGTGCAGCAAGAGAAGCAATTGCCCGCTTGTGGAGTCGCTATGGGTTTGAAGAGCGGTACATTATTGTAGAGACAAAAATATGAGATATACACTAGATTCTATGTTGCCTGAAAAGGCTTTTTCACCACGTTTAGGCCGCGGTTTTGGTGCTGGTGGTATGACACTAGAGGGCGGTTCTGGTGGGGGTTCATCTGCTCCTGCTCCAGCTGCGCAACCTACTACAACTACTGTACAAAATACAAACATTCCTGACTATCTGCAGCCCTATGCCGAAACAATGCTTGGCGCTACCCAGCAACAACTATTCAATACTTCACAAAATTCTGATGGCTCAACCCAAATTACAGGTGTAAAACCATATCAGCCGTACAGCACTAACCCGCAGGATTACGTAGCGGGCTTTAGCCCAATGCAACAACAAGCTCAGTCTGATATTGCTAACATGCAGACTCCCGGTCAATACGGCGCCGCCACCCAAGCTGCTGGTGCTGGAACAATGGGGTCTTTTGGTTTGGCTGGTCAAGAAGCTAACACAGGGCGGAACCTAGCACAAGCCTCTACAAATCCAGGCATTGTTGGATCGTACATGAACCCGTACATCCAGAATGCGCTAGCTCCATCAATGCAGCTTTTAAACCAACAATACGGTATTGCTGGCCAACAAGAGCAAGGAAATGCTACATCTGCTGGAGCTTTTGGTGGGTCTCGTGAAGCATTAATGTCCGGTCTAAATCAGCAAAACCAAATGTTGGCACAAAACCAATTGGTAGGTAATGCGTATCAAAATGCGTACGGAACTGCCCAAAACCAAATGAATACTGTCTCAGCTCAAGGTTTAGCTGGACAACAAGCAGCTATGCAAGGTTTAGGCCAAGGTATTAGTGGGGCAAATACTTTAGCTGGTATTGGTGGTCAGCAGTTAACTGCTCAACAAGGTATTGATACTGCTCAGTTATCAGCAGGCGCTCAACAACAAACGCAACAACAGAATGTTATTAACCAAGCGATTCAAAATTACGCTACTGCACAGCAGTACCCACAACAACAGTTGTCTTTCATGAACTCTATGCTACGTGGGCTACCGACTCAAGCTACAACAACCCAATCTTACCAAGCTGCTCCAAGCACGTTAAACCAAGTAACCGGTCTAGGCATTGCGGGACTAGGCGCGTACAATGCCTTTGGTGGTGGTGCTGCCGCTGCTTCAGATATTAATTTGAAAGAAAACGTAGTGCTTTTGTGGCGTACTGATAATGGTATGGGTATATACGAGTTTGAGTACAAACCCGAATTTAAAGACCACGAGTTATGTGGACACGGTAAGTTTATTGGTTACGTGGCTCAAGAAGTTGAGAAGTTTATGCCTGAAGCTGTCTTTACTATGGACAATGGTTACAAAGCTGTTAATTACGATTTAGTTAGGGGGGCTGCATAATGCTCGGTATGGAACAAATGTACAAGATGGCGCTTGATCCGCGTATCTACCCTGATGCACGCTTGCTTTCTATTATGCAAGGCAAAGACCAGTCTCTTCCTATGGCTGTTGCCATGGCCGCTAAACAACAACGCGACAAACTAAAAACAGCTGGGGCAGGTGAACAAGCGCAACAAGGCGCTAAACAGCCGTCTGTAAAAGACCAAATGTTAGCTAAAGATTTACCCCCAGAACACTCTGGCCTAGCTGCGTTACCTGCTGAAAATATGCATGAGATGGGTAGTGAACAAATGATGGCCGGTGGTGGTATTGTTGCATTTAGTGGATTAGATGACAGCTTGGTTGAATTAAATAAACAAGCAAAATCTGACGATGACGCAAAGAACGAATGGTTACAAAACGCCAAAAAGAACCCACCAGCACCAGCGACTCCTTCATGGTTAGATAGACTTCCGACCACTCTTGCCGATAAACGCAGCGCAGCAACAGACACCGCTATTGCACAAGCAAATGCAGATGCCGCAGCGCAAGACAAAGTTGCTGGTGTAGCTACACCTACAGGTCAAACAAACCCACTAGCAATAACTCCACAGCAACAAGCGGTGATTAATGCCAATAATGCAAACAACCCTATTAAACCAAGTGATGCGGCTACAAATGCGGCTACAAATGCGGCGCAACCGCAAGCTGGTATTGGGGAACCGCCCAAGCGTGTTGATAGATTCGCTGGTTTAGGCGAGACCCAAGAAGCGTTTGATAAAAAACTAGCCGCTGAGCAAAACGCTGGAAAAAGCGAATTTTTAATGAACATGGGTCTTAAGATGATGACCACTGTTGGCCCACTTGGTAAGGCTATCGGTGAAGGCGGTATTGCTGGTTTACCTAGCTTATCTGCAAGCCGTAAAACTGTTCGTGAACTTGAGAAAAACCGTACCGATTACCAGCTCAACATGGCTAAAGCCCAAACAGCGGCTGACCAAGGCGATGACGAGTTGTCCCTTAAATATAAAACATTGGCCGAGCAATCTGCGTACCATTCTGGTTTATTAGCTGTTGAAAGGACTAAAGCTGGCGCGTATGCAAACAGTGTTGGTACTAAGCAAGACGCGGCAGATCAGCGCCGTGAATCTTCTATTATGGGTATTGCCAAGGGCTTGCTTGAGAAAAACATGAAGTATAATATGCCTAACACTAGCCCAGCTGATAGACAGGCTATGGAACAAGCAGCTATTGATTCTGCAGTAAATATGTATAAGAGCTCTCAGTCCGCCATAAACGGTAAGGCTGAAATAGGTAGTGGATATTCGATGTCAGATATTGATGCTGCCATCGCGCGAAAGCAAAAGCAGTCATAACTTACAATTTAGAAAGCTTTACCCATGGATTTGGATAAACTGTCGCTTGACGACCTGAAGGCCCTACGCAATAACAATCTAGACGGAATGTCGGTTGAAGGCCTCCAGTATCTAAAATCCACTCGCG